TCAGAGGCGCACGGGCGATGGCTTCGCGTAGGGGGACCTGGCACGACCGCAGAACAGACGGTTGCGGAGGATCACTGCGTCCACGATCTCGCCGCAGTTCACGCAATGCCATTGCCGGAACCCGCCTGTCGTGAGCGTAGCAACCGGCACCCACTCCGACACCATCAATCCCTGGCATCGGGCGCACGTCACAGCGACGTGACGATGAGGCAGGCTTCGATCTCCCGCCGCGTCACCAGCCCTGGCAGGCGTCGCCCTCCCCCCCATACCCATTTTCTGATTTCTACAGCCGCGCTCTCCCACCGTGCCTCATTGACCCGTCGCCGCAGCGTGGACGCGGCATACCGCGTCGGACCGAGGTTGAAAACGAAATCCGCGATGGCGGTCAGCCGGTCGCCTCGGAGTCCTGGGGAGAGCCGCAGCGCATGAGCCATGTAGACCGGAATCGCCCGCTCCAGTGCTGCCTCACCCTCCTCAATCGTGATCGGAGGATGATCGGCCTGACACAGCATGCCGTACCCGATGGTCCAGTATCCGGCAGGGCATTGGTAGGGGACTGCCATGGTCACGGGGCGATGGGTGATGACTCGATGGAACCCCTCTGAGGCTTTGATGAGCCGCGACAGCATCGTCACTTCGCAACCATAGTTCCTTGATGCCGTATGGCCCTGTCCACAAACCAAAATCCAATGATCGAGAACATCACGGCCTGATCGTTCTCGGTCCAGAGATGGACGATGGCCTGGTCCCATTCCGCGCCGGAGTTCAGGAGCAACATATAGCTCCCAGCCTTGTACGCGCCAAAAGCGACGACGCAGTACCAGTAGGTGAGCACCGGACGGACGAGCGATGACGCCACTTCCGCCGTCACGAGCATAAAATCCAGCACCCGATTGCCGGTCTTCTGAAAGGGTTGCGCTTGCGCCTTGGTCGCCGCAACAATGGCCTCCAATTCTGTCTTGTTCATGGAGATGGCCCCTTCCACCTCCACCTTCTGCATCTCCAGTTTGGCCCGCGCTTCGTCTACCTTGAGTTGACGATCCAGCATATCGAGTTCATGCTGGCGCTCCTTCTGTTTGTCCCACAACTTCATCACTTCAGGGAAAAGACGGAACAGACCCCCGAACACGAAGCTCAGTGCGGTGAACATGACGTTGATCCTCCCCTCACTTGAAATACTCCTTGACCGTCACAATCATCCAGGAGATGAGGGTCGCCACCGTCGTCGCAATCCCCATCACCATCCAGTGCCAGTTGTCGAGTCGGTCCACCTTCTCCTTGAGCGGCGTGAGCGTATTCTTCTGGAGCGAATCGAAGCGTTTGTCCATGTCCTCTTTCAGACCGTCAATCTTCTTGAACAGCGTTTCGATTTGCGCTGCCGTCATGCCCTGGAAATACCCATGATCGGACGGTTGTTCTGGTGTCGTCATGTCTCATAACTCCTTAATTTAGGTTCCCCGGAATCTCCCACCACATTAAATCCCACGTCCACGCATACGCAGAATACCCACCCCAAAACACGACCGTACCGGTCACGGGAATGATATGTACAGTACATGCGACATTCCCTGAGCCGTAGGCAGCACCAATAGCCGCGCTCCCTATGGGAATCGTAAAGCTCTCACCATTGGCCCAGGAATAGTCGTCCAAACTCGTGTTATACGCGACATAACACACCGTCGTCGCAATGGCTGGATAGCTCCCCGTGAACGAGGCGGCGGCACCGCTCACGGTGGCCACGACCGCATTGACATCAATAATGCGCGTGGCACTCGCGGTGCGCCGCGTGCGCCGCCCATTCGTGATAAGATCGAACAGCACCGTCGTCGAGGCGTTCAGCTTCCAGGCCCCTAAGAGCACCGTATAGGTATAACCGGCTGGCAACGTCGGGGACGTGGCACTCGCGGACCAGAGCCCCGCAAACGTCGTTCCATTAGAGATTCCCCACAGATAGACCAAGGCACCGCTCGCGAACTCCCCTGACTGATCGCGTCCATTCGCCGCTGGCCCCGATGTTGCCGTGTTTACCGATACAGACACGGCGGAATGGTACTGCTGCCTGCCGAACGCATTCACTAACACAACTTCATTTGCGGTGATGGCGGCCACGCTCGTGGTGGTAGCGTTCCGCACGATCTTGAGGACACTCGTGCCAGATAGACCAGTGGGGGCACGCTGCACCGTACTGCGGCAGAGTTCGCGGTAGTTGTTGCTCCCATCGCAGATCAACGTGATCGTGTCGCCGAGATCAGCATTCAGGTCGCGGCCATACTGAAGAATCATGCTGGTCGCATTATGTACGAGCCTGCCCGCGCTATCCCATATCAGTCTGACGATCTGCCCCGCATTGCGGCCCGCGAATCCTGTGATCGCGGTCGGGCCGGTTATATGGAAGCTCGCGTAATCGTCGGGCAACACCACGCTCGCAGCCGCCGTCAGTTGCGCCCCCTGCCCGCCGATCTGCTCCGCCAATTCGTTCAGCGCCGCCTGGACGTTGTTGGACGACAGATTGCCCGATGGCGTGGATTGAATCGCTGCCGCCGTCGCCACCGGCAGCGCCGTAAAATCTGCCATGGTGCCGGTATTGGCCGTCGTGTTCTTGATCCACGTAATATTCGTGTCCGTGCGGATCACAATATCCCCGCGATTGAGTGGTTCGAGGGCCAACTGTGCCGCCTGGGTCGCTGCGGTATAGACCTGCGCCAAGGTGATCGGGGGCAACTGCGCCCCCGGCACTTTCCCATCGGCCCCCAGCGTCGCTACGCCGTTCACGGCAGCCTTCTGGACCAGGGGGATATAGGTCGTGGAGCCCACCCCACCCCAGGTGTCCCGCAAATCCACGACATCACCTGTGAGCACGCCAGGACTACCCGCCGTGCGCGTGACTTTGGCAATCGGCACGGCGTAGACATACCCATCCAGCGTGCCCAGCGCCGTCTGATGCGCTGCCGACCCATTGCCTGCGACGAAGACGTTGGCATCGGTCGCGTCCACGGCGAACGGGATCGAAGTCGGCGTCCCGAACGGGCCTTGCGCGAGCACCACCGGATCATTCACACCCTTGGGGTACGCCGTGAAATTCACGCCGGCCACGACACGGAGGCGATACTGCAATTGAATCCGTCGGCATAGTTCAAAGTTCACTTCGTTGATATCATCCGCTGGGCCAATACCACCGTAGAGCACATTCCCGTATTTGTAGACATGGGTGGGATCGGGTTTGTTCGTCGAGATGGGATTACTGGTCGTCGAGCCCTGTACTTCGACGATAAACGCCTCCAGGTACACCAGATCAGTCCGGCTCCCCGTCCCCGGCACCGCCGCCATCGTGTACGCAGATTGCGTATCATCAGCTATCCCTGTCCCCACCTCGGTCACGGGCAGGCCCTTCAAGTACACCTCCGACAGCCCGGCACGGAAGGTGCCGACCGGGTAGCCTCCGCTGAACGAGAAGAGTCCTTTGGTCACGAATCCCGACACGCCTTGCCGGGTCGTGACCTTCCGCAGGTAATCGAGGAAGCCGCGATGTTGTGAGGACCATTCCTTGGAGGAGGCGGGCGTGCCGACACCCCAAATTAGGCCCAGCATGTTCGTGGCGATCATGTTCTTGTCGGCGTTGGCATCCGCAGGGTCCACGCTGAGAGGATTGCGGCTCTTGGTCCACGGCATAGCGTTCTCCTTTTTATTAGGCGGCGGAAAGTTGCATGAGTATCGGTTTCGTGCCGGCGGCGCGATGCCGATGGACAACGGCCATGAGATCGTCCACGGACAACGGAAACGCCGCCTGCGGGATGGCGAAACTGTGTCGCGCTGTATCCGTGGGGCCACCAAAATCCGGCGTCGTCAACTGCCCATCCAAGACATGAAGGGATGTCGTGGTGAGATCGTCGGAGATGAGCACCAGCGGCAGAAGCGCCTTGACCTGCTCCAGCGTATAGATGCCGACCTGTTCCACGGCGACATCAATCCAGACCCCAAAACACCCCGGCAGGTAGGGGGCCGCCACCCCCAGGCGAGTCGCCGTATCCGTGGGGCCACCGAAATCCGGCGTCGTCAAATGCCCGTCTCCAACGTGGCGCGGATGTCCGGCTGGGGTCTCCCACTGATCCGATAGCAAAACATACGGCCAGAGGTCTTTGACGTGGGCGGTGTAGCCAAACGCCCGCAGGAGTATCCGCTCCAACGCCAGATTGTTGCAGCGCAACATCAACGTCTCTTCGATGATCCTGCGCGAGTACGCCGCATCGCCCTCACCGGGGAGTCGCGCCACGGCGAAGTAGTCACCCCACATATCCAGGTACTCGTCGGATGCCCGCCTGAGATTCAGTTGCGCGACAGCGCTGTCCCCATCTGCGTTGGTCCGGTCCAGTGACCGCGCCAAGGCCGTCAGGAACACGGTCAGCAGCGTGTCGCCACGCAGTCCGTAGACATGGCTGAGATGGCCTCTGAGTCTGTCCACCGTGGTACTCATGTCATTGCTGCGTAAAGGTCATGGTGCCGGGCAGAATCCGATACTGATAGGCATCGGTCGCGTTGACGTGCGTAGACGGAACCGTCAGGGTCGCCGTCTTCACCCCGTCTGTCGTCATAATCGCCGTTAAGAGGATGTCCCAATCCAGCCGGTCCCCAATTTCCAACACCGTAAACACGCTTTTGACGGCTGCCGCCAGCGCGTTCTGGAGCGAGGCGAGGGCAACACCCATTTTCGGCGTAATCGCCGCTGCAACAGGCTGTATCTGCGCGACCACCGGAAGCACCGCGCCGACGCACCCGGCGGCCTTGTACCCCATGATCGGCGTGCCGGTCGTATCCAGATAGCCGTCCAGGATTGCCTGCACCCTGGTTCTCAGGGCCTCCGAAGCCGTGCCGGTGCCGTTATCGATGTAGACTGAAAACACGCCTGCCGGAACCGTGGAGTCCGTGAGAAACGGCTCGTAGACACTCACCTTGCGGACCTGCTCCAGGATGCCGCCATTGGCATCCGTGAGTGTGGCCGTCCGCGCTCCTGCCTTGATGCCCCCGACCGGAGCCCGCGCCAGCGAGGTAATGAAATCCTGGAAGCGCCCCTTGCGCTCGTCCTCCGTCTCCTCGTCACTCCCACCCGCCGCCGCCGTACCATTGGTGACAGATTCCACACCGAGAATGGCCGCCCGGAACTCCGTAATCGAATGCGCCAGGACCACCCCTGCGGCGCCTGCCTGTTCCGCGATCACCGCGACCGCCACCGACGTGTGCCCCGTGAGCAGCGTCGCGGCCACGGTCGTCACGAACACAAGCCCGTCCGTCGTGGCCACCCGTGTTCCAAGTGGAATCACGTAGTTCACGGGGGCCACCGTGGAGCGGCTGAATGTCACCGTTCCCGTCGCCGTCGTCGCCGCCCGGAGCGTGAAATCGAAGGCCAGGTAGATCGCAATAGGGATCGCCTCCAGGATCGCCCGGTAGAGTCGGTAATAGATTTCCTCCTCCTCGACACTGACGGCCTCCAACATGGTCCGCGCCACCGACCCAATGTTGTAGTCCGTGACGACGCCTTGCGCCCCGATCATCCAATTCAGCTTGGATGCCGTGAGTTGCTCAAAGTGTTTCAGGTTGAACGGAACCGGATAATCCGCCATGCTTACCCCGCTTTCGGAATCACGAGATTCAGGTGCGCCACATCGTCAATCCCGATCACCGTTGCCGTGACCGCCACGTCTACATGATCCATCACGTCATTGAGGATCACGTTCTCGATGGCGCGGATGCGCGGGTCTGCCAGGAGCGTTTCGATGACTTCCAGTCGCATCATGCGGAGCCGCACCGGATCGTTCACCGCGCCGACGTGCTGCTCGAAATTCGCGCCGTACTCCGGGTGATACGCCAACTCCCCCTTGCGCGTCCCAATCCGGCGCTGAAGGGCCTGCACCAAATTGTCAATGCCCGCCACGGTGCCCAGGTCTCCCGTGGACGGATTGGCTTGCAGATCGCCGAGCGATGAGAGGGATACGTCCCGCCCCAGGAGCACGTCGTAGAGATTGTCCGCCTCAAGCGCAAGCGTTTCGCGGGGCTCGTCAATTTTGCTGGGCACCAATAACACGTCCCCCGTCGTGAGGACCTTCTGCCCCGCATACGTCGTGCCGCTCGTATCCACATAGGGATAGTCGAGGCCGTTGAACTGCGCGAGCACAATCCATTGATCCGCATGGCCCAGCATCCGCCGCGCAATGTGATGGAGCGTATCGTGATCGCGGATGGTGTACCGTGCCGCCATGTCAGAACCTCGGCACTTTCAGGCTGATTTGCGGTTGCCAACTGAGCGGCTTGAGCGCGGGGAACGTGCTCGCACAGCCACTCAACTTGAAGAGGTTGAGGATGTTCTGAAGCGAATCCTTCAATCCTTTGCGGAAATTGTAGGGGAAGGCCAGAATAGACTGGACCGAGCAGAGCAGGTTCCGCAATGAGGTCCGCAAGTTACGGAATCCGATGCCTGCCGCGTGAAATACCGAGAGCGTATCTGCGACCGCTGACAGCGAAAATCGGATGTTGTTGGCCATCGACACGGCTGAGGCGAACGGCATCTCAATGAATTTCTTGGTCCCGTTCGTAAAGGCGTTGATGGCATCCCCTAACGTATGGCCTGGTCCAAGCACGTTCTGCTTGATCCAGCCGATCATGCCCCCCGACCCACTCATCGCCGTGGGGACTGGCGGTGCCGCCGCCACGAGGGCCGCCAACGCCGTCGTGCCCTGCGTGGTCACGAGATTCAGGGTCGCGGCGAACGGGCCACCCATGCGGGACTCTAGGATAGATTTGAACGCCCCTGCCCCAGCGCCAGAGCCAAGTCCGATGGCGGTACTCAGTGTCCCAACCGAACTATTCAGCGCGGACTGGGCCGACGAGATGGCCTGCGTGGTGGCGGACGCCGCGATGACGGTGAGCTGGTGAGCCTGATTCATCACGCTCTGGGCGGCTGCTTGGATCGGGCCAGGGAGTCCCCCTGCGCTCATCCCAGCGGCCAGGGAATGCTGCACGTCCTCGCCTACCTCACCCGCCACCACGCTCACCTGCTGCCGCGCATCAGCTACGGCTGCGCTTTCAGCGTTCGCATGAGACACGCTCTCCATGAATGCATCGCTGGCAGACTGATAGGCCGCCGGATGATAATTCGCCTTCAGCTCCAGATCGCCCAGGTCGAGGTCAAGCGCGGTCAGATGATCCCTGGTCGCCGCCGCCACGAGGGCCGTCCGTTCGGGGCCTCCAGTGACCCCAGCCACGATATGGTCGGTCACGGCGCGCCCCTTGTCAAACAGATTGCGAAGGCCCGTGAACGCCAGGTCGTACTGGATGAACAGCGTCCGATCCTTGGAACGCATTTTCGTCGGCATCCCGTCCGGCTCCACAATCCAGGCGTCATCGTCGGCGTGATCGAGAAACTTGAGCACGAGCAGCGATTTGCCGACCGTGTTGGAGAGCACGGCCTCAATCGCGCGCCGCTTGTTCTCGTCGAAATATTCTTCGATGAGGTCATGGAGCGCGTGAAAAGCCAAGTAGCCATCTGATTCTCCACCCGGAACATCCTCCGACCCCCGCTGCTTCCAGCCCGTATGTCCCTTCAAATGCCAGCGAGGAAGGCCCGCGCCGAACGTGTCCACCCAGGCCCCATACGGGGTCTGCGTCACCGTGTTTCGAGCCGCCCATTCCTTGGTCAATTCTTCCGGGTTCAACGTGAGGGTCAGGGTGCCCGGCATCTTCACCTCCACGCCATTTCGGACGACGCTGTACGGCCATGCCTGGTCGCTCTGCTCATCCCAGAGCACGAAATTATAGACCTTGCCGCTCGTCAGGATCGGCAGGAGTGCTAGGCTCGTATAGAGCGAGACATCTACCATGGTTACGTCGCCTTACTCTGGCCGGTATAATCGGCATCCGACACCAGCGTAATTTGCTGTGTCGGCGGACTCGTGTTCCCGCCCTGCGGGTCCGGGTGCGTATGCCCGTTGAACACCGCCTGGATATTCTGGAGACCGCCCCTGAGCGCGATGAAGTCTTCACCCCCCGTCCCGCCCAGGTGCATGTGCGCCCCCGGAGCCGCGTGTGTGCTGATGATCGTCACGTCATCCGCCTGGATCAGCAGGTTCTTGAGACCCGTCACCGTGCCGTTGTCGTCGACGGTGAGACTCCATGTGCTCTTGTAGTGCTCTGTGACCGCCTGCGCTATCGTTTCGCGCTGCGTCTTCGTGCCAGTAATCGTAATCGCCCCGTCGGGGGCAATCGTGAACTCGGTGCCGCTGCTATGGTGCAGATGCACCGTCGGCACAGGCTTGGACGGGATGTTGTACGCCACCGTCCGGCGTGCGCGCCCTTGCCGCTCATGCCGCGAACGCGGTGTCCCTGTGCTCGGATCAGGCGTCAGGGCCGTGCCGCTTCCCACCCGCAGATACGTCCCTGATGGATGCGACCACTCTGCCTGCCCGTCTTTATCCAGACGTGACCACACGCCGCTGTCGTGGTGACTGAGCCGCTCATCATGATTGCGCGTGACGATGTTATCCAGGTCCTGGTAGAGCGACCCCAGCCAGACCCCGGAGTGCTCGGACCCGTGCAAAAATGCCACGACTCCTTGATCGCCCACACGCGGCAAGTCGCGGGTCCCCACCCAGGGACCGGCCCGATGCTCCATCACTCGCACCTTGAGCGTCGGTGTGCCGTCAGCCCCCGTAATCGTGGAGAGCCCGGAGAGCAACACGGACAGGGCGTGTTCCTCCCGCAGCACCGACTCGACTTGCGCGAGGTACAGGCCCGTATACTGGTGAGATGGTCCCATCCCGCGATGGAGTCCGACACTGGCTTGCGCGTGCATCCGTCCGTCCCTCCCTCAGAGCCCCGGCTGGCGTTGGCCGACAGCCATGATCTTGCGGTACTGTTCAATCGCATCGAGGCCCAGCGTGGTCAGGCCCCCTGCTTTCAGGAGACTGACATAGGTCTGGTCCTCCGTCTCCCGCAAGCCACGAGTCAGCCCCAACGTCGTCGTGGCCCGCTCATTGACCACGACCTGATGACTCACCGATTCGATGTAGTAGTCCATCGGCGTCCCCGTGCGCGAACGATCTACCAGGCGCTCCCCGATGTGGAGATGCGGCGAGAGCTTGCACGTTTTCGTGCCGGACTCGTATTGGTCGTTCAGCACGTTCCAACTCGCCAGCCGCCACGCCAGACGGTGATAAAAGCCGAGCATAGGATCATCCTTATCATCGCCGAGCAGCTTGAGGAGTGTGGTCTGCGGCATGAACGGCTTGTACCCGTAGCGTCGTATCCGGCGCGCGTCCACGACCGGCGCGGCGCTGAGGAGATAGATTTTATCGTTGATCGTCGGGTAATGCGGGAAGACCAGGTAGAGGTTGAATTGTTCGGCATCGCTCACGCTCAGCGTCTCGCTGAACGGCTCCCCCACGAGATCATCCGTCCCGATTTCATGGCGCACGAGGCGGTCCCACGCATCCGTCACGGCATGGCCATCCGGCGTCAGGTACGGAAACGGCGTGGGGCGCATGAACAGGCACGGCACGCTCCGATCCTTGCCGAAGAACACCGTGGGCGCTTTGACGGCCACGCCTCCGACCAGGTGCGGGGACTGCTGGTCGAGTTGTGCCGTGACGAGTCCGGCCTCAGGCAGGGCGGACGTGAGATCGTCGTATCGGCGGGTATCTATCCACAGTTCGTGAAACGGCGGGGAGGCCAGCTTCGAAAAGAACGACCAGAACGAGCCTTCCTCGCCGAGGAACGTGTAATCCAGCCCGCCGGGAAACTCCGTGCTGGGATAGGTCTGGAGGAGATGCCCCAACATGGCCCAGAACTCCATGGGGCTCCCGTTGACGAGCGTGGTCACATGCAGCATCTTTGCGAATATCTGGTCCAGCATAATCGCCAGCACTTTGTTCGGCGCATCATTGAGCTTGGTCGGGTCAATGAACCCGGCAGCCTTGAGCACTTCCGCGCCGTAAAAATTCCAGTACGTCACCACGCCATGAATGAACAGTTTGCCCGCATCACGGCCCCGCACGGCAATCACCCGGCGGGGCTTGCCCTGCGGCGTGATCGTCGTTTCCCGCGTGATCGTATCCACGAACCCGATCATCACGGTATGCAGTGCTCCGGCTCCGTGTACGCCCGTGCGCCCCTGATAATTCATCATCTGGATCACGACCAAATCCTGCGGCTTGATCTTGCTCGACCAGGTGACGCCGTGCGTGTCTGGCTCCGCTGTCAGCAAGAGTTCAAACGTCCCAGCGGGTTGCTCAGGACTGAGCGACTTCTGCGTGCGACAGGAGATGAGGTCTGAGCCAGGCGTGTCTCCGTATGGACGGCTAGGGCTGACCGGCTCCGCCGATAGCGTGTAGGTACGATCCTCCCCGGAGACCTCGACGAGACAGAGCGGGTATCCCATTACGGAGCCCCGCGCTGGATAGCATTAGGCCGCAGGCCCCGTCCCCGCGCCTGCTCGTCCTCCTGGACCGCCACCTGCCGATTGAGCAGGTCGATGAGCTGATGGGCGGGCACCTGAACGGTCCCTTCCTGTAGCGCGTCTCCGGTCACCGTGATCGTGCCCCCGACCTCGACTTTCAGCGGCGGCATCGAGGCGGGATCGGCCTGCGTCTGGCCAGGCAGGTCGCGGCGCCGCTGGGTTGACAGGACGGAGGACGCCGTAGCCCGCTCCGGGTCCACCAGCTTCAGTTGTGTGGCGTCCACTCGCCCGTCGCGCAGACGAAGCCGAGGGTTCGTCTCGATCATCTCGCGCATGTCATCGGTCAACTCAGGGCTCACCGGACGCCCTTGCATCTGTTCGGTCGGCTTGCGGGCCATCTGCTTGCGTGCGTCCGCTCGCGCTTCCGCGCTGGGTAAGGACAGGCGTTCCCCAAAACTTCCCTGCTTATACCCAGATGCCTGCCCGATGTACGCCAGCGCTGCCCCCTCGATATTCTTGAGGGAGAGGCGCGAGGCGAGTAAGTGTTCGCCCACCTGCTTGGAGAAGGCTTCCTGGTTCGACAGCGACGTGGCGCGTGCGCGTTCCACATCCGTCGTCCCATCTTTCGGCGTGAGCCCTTTGAAGATAGCCGCCATTTCTTTTGACGACGCCTTCTCCAGCACCGCCCCGTACAGGCCGAACAGCCCCAACTTCTCAATCTCGCTCTGCTTCATGCCTTGCGTGCGGCCCGCTTCCGCCAACGCCTTATACGCCGCCGGTTGCTTGGCCGCATCCACACCCGTCATGCCCTCGAACAACAGGCTGCTGCCATATTTCGTTTGCCCAGCGGCGCCTTCCAAGGCCGTCGCCAGTTTGGCCAGCAGCTTGGTGTTGCCATGGAGATGCCCCTGGATGTACTGAAGCTGTTGGATTTCCGTCATCCGGTCGTACTGTCTCGCCTCATCACGGTCCGTAATCCCCGCCTCTTTCGCAGTCGGCACACGCCCCCCAAATTCACGTGCGATCACGGTCTGCACCAGCCGTTGCTGGGCAATCTCCTTGGGGTTCGCAATGCCTTCCATGATCTGGGCCGCGTACTGCGTACCGCGTTCGCCCTTAAAGAACCGACTGCCGCCCGCCGGTCCCTCCAGCGCCGACATCATGCCCGCCAGCCCGGAGAACTCCCGCTGCGAGACGATGCCGGTATGCGTGGCGACTTGTTCGGTCAGGCCCACCAAGGCCCGCATCTTGTCCGTGGCGTCCACGCCATGCCGCGTGCCCTTCTCGATGGCCGACGCCATCATGTTCCAGTAGTGCTCCTGCCCGGCTCCTGGCTCCCCCACGCCGAGTTGCGTGGCGCGTCGTCCCATCCCTGCGATGTACTCCGGTTGCTCCCCATAGCCGTAGGCGCGGGCAAAGCGGCCTTGGGCGTAGACCGACGCGCCAACCGCCTCCGGTGATCCCGGCATCCCATACGCATCCAGCGTTTTGGCGAGATGTTCCCCGGAGTATCCCATCGCCAGAAACTGCTTCCGGGTAGTGCCGCCAGGCGTTTCAAAATGTCCCCGCATATCCGCCGTGCCCGTGCGCCGCGCCGTGTTCAAAAACGACAGGCCAATTCCTTCCCCGTATTCCGCCATTTGGTCGGCGGCGTGCTCAAAGAGCTTGACGCCTGCGAGCAAGGCCGCCGGAATGCCAATCCCCAACGCCACACTTGGATTAGCCACCGCCATTGCGCCCGCCGCTGCCGCCCCGCGCCACAGGAGCCCGCCCTTCGCCAACTGGCCGATCCCCATACCGTTCGTCAGGTTTCCCACGCCCGCGCCTTCCGCACCGCCGACTCCGGCCTCCCGCTCAGAGGATTGCTGGACGAGACGATCATGGTAGATCGCCTTGACGAGCCGATCCTGCTCACGAATATCACGCGCACGTCCTGGCAAGCCCGCCCGCACCATCGGGTCCGTGCTCTTGGAAATCTCCTGATAGGTCTTTCGCATGTCCTGAAGGATCGCGTTCTGTTCTCGGTGCAGGCGGGTGATCTTCTCGTGATCCCGCAGGTAGTGGCCGCGCTGAATCTGGTTCTGCCCGTAGAACTCACGCAGGGCCGCTTGAGTCTGCTTCTCAATAGCCCCCGCGGCCATCTCGGTCGGGCTGGCCGCGTAGGAGCGCCCGCTTACGCCTGGACCAGGCCCCCCGCCAGGAGGCGGCTGCGCGGCATCACGCCTGAGCTTGGCAATATCCTCGGCGGCAGGGCCGGTGTCTACGCCGACCGTGGCCTTGATGTTCAGCTTGATGTCGTCAGCCATGGTCCTTCGAGGCCACCTTGGTAAAGCGGTCCATCATCGCCTGCACACGCGAACCGAACGTCTGTTTCAGCGTGGCCTGCTTCACCACGTCAGGATGATCCAATTCCGTCTGCGCCACGATCCATTCGATCTGCGGCGTGGTCAGCCGCAGCACGTCCTCACTGAACGGCGACACCCGAAGCAGGTGCGCCAGTTCCCACCGACGCCGCTCCTCCGGCAGCGCCGTGATGCGCCGCATCTCGTCGGGTCCGGCGAAAGGAGGACCGCCATTCGGCGTACCTCCCCCACAGGTCGGAGATCACGTCCGGGTCCTTGACCAACTCCGGGGCCGGAATCAGCTTGCCCGTCGCGTCCGTCCGATACCACCACTCCGGAGCCTTCACGACCGCGACCGCCAGCGTGGAGAGCATCACCACGAAGCCCGCCGCCTGCGCGTCCAGATCGTCTATCGGCGTCACGACGCCGCTGTCAGGATGCGTGCGGAGCGCGGCGGAGATTAGCCCCATGCGCAGAATGGCGCGTCCGTCCGGCAATGCGAATGTGATCGATCCGCTGAGTTCAGGAAACACGTCGGATGTCACGGAGACCGTCTCCGTGACATCCGTACCGAGCGCCACTTTTGCCGCCTGCGCCTGTATCTCTGACGATCCCATGCGTCATACCCTCCCTGATCCGTGTCCGTTCTTACGCGGCAGCAGGCTCGCCAATCGGCCCGCTCGCACTGCCCTTATAGATCGCGCCTCCGGTCACGTTCTTGGCCTGGAACGTCGCATTCTGGCCGGACAATTGGTTGGCCGTCACCGTGAGCGAGAAATTGCTGATCGTGCATTGCTCGTACACCAAGATGGTCGTATCCTGGTCGTCGAGGATTTCAAAGCGCAGCACCCCTGCGCTCAGGACGTTTTCTGGCCCCATCGGAGCCAGGTTCAGTAATTGACACGCCTCACCGAGTTTGGCCGTGTGGATGACAAATTCATCGAGGGTGATCTGCGCCGCCCAGCGCATCGGCACATGCTCCGCCGGGCCGACGCTGTGCAAGTGATACACCCCCTCAGTCCCGTAGTCCTGAGTCATGGAGGACGACCGGGCCAGCCCCACCTCCACGCCGCCAACCTTGATGGTGACCATGTGCCCGCCCTGGACGACTTGATTGGCTACCTCCGCCATGTTCTGTCTCCTTTCCTCTTCCGGCTCCGCATTCGGTGCGGGGCCAATAATTTACTGTGAGAGTGCAATCTTCGTCGGCGTCAGCGATGCCGTGATCGTGATATACGCCACTTCCCCGACCGGGTGCGCCTCATACGTGATGGCGACCAAATCAAACCCATCGAACACCGCTTGGAGATTCTTGTAGGCCGGTTCAATGCCGCCCGTGTCAGTCGTGCCGTCCGTGAGTACGCCGTTCTGGTTCTTGGCCGACCGGACCTCCTGTTTGAGGCGGTCGTTGGCGGCGTTCAGAATGGATGTCACGGTGGACCTGTCACCAACCTTGCCGACGAACCGCGATACGGCGTTGCGGACCTGACCGTTCAGGTAGTCCGCGATGTCCACGCCGAAGCCCTTGCGCCAGATCACGTTGGCGTCCACCAAGTATGTCGTGAGGTCTTGCACGATGCGAAACACCCCGTCCTCCTGGACGCTCTCCAGAGGCGTCACGCCCCGATCTAGCAACCGCTCGATCTCAGTCAGCGTGAGCGTCTTTTCCAGGCCGGAGGCCCGAATATTTTTGAAAGTCAGACTGATCTCTGGACGACCCCCAGCCTTCATGCCGCAGGCCGCCGCCGCCGAAAACATCGGGGACAGCGTATCCACGTTGCCCGTCACGAGGTTCCGCCGCTTGATCCCTGGATAGACGAGTTGCGCCCGCTTGTCGGCCAGGGCTTGCGCCCGTGTCACCGTCTGTTCGACCGTTTCGTTCGCGGCTCCTCCAAGGAAACACCGCCGCTCCTTGCGCTGTTTCAAATCAGATGCAAAGACGCAGTGATCCAATGCCATCGCGTGTACTGTGGCGTCGCTCGTGGCGACGAAGAGGTAATGGATATTCTCCGTGAGAAAAGCATCAATGGCGATCTGCCAGTCTGTGTTGGTGACGGCGGCGCCCTCGCTGCCGCCGCTCAGGAAGGTGTAGGCAATGTTGGCGGGCACGTTGGCTGCCCCGGCCTGCCGCGATGCCGTCGCCAAAAGCGACTGCGTGTTCACCCAATGCACGATGGCCCCGATGTTGGCCGAGGACGTGTAGGGGGCCGTCTTGATGTCCTGCCCGGCCACGGCATCCAACTCAGAGGATGGCAGTGTGGCCGCGCCCACAATGGACGCGGTGTAGTCCGCCAGCCCGTCCAGAAAGGCCACGACTTCGCCCAGCGCGTTCAGCGAGTCCGAGGTCAGATCGAGCGTAGCTTCCGTCACCCACGGATCGCCCGCGCCCGTCACCTTTGTCTGGACCTGGAGTTGCGTCGCCGCATCGCCGGTTTTCGTGATGACCAGTTGTGCGGCGAACTTGATGCCGACGTAACTCACCGTCATCGCGTGACCGAGATTATCCCCAATCTCAAACACGTCCTGATTCAGCACGTCGTTGATCGTGATCTTCTTGCCGGACACCGACCCCGCCTCCACCTTGAGACGGAGTTGATTGGTCCACACCCCGTAATCCTCCGCCGACACAGTGAGGACCGTGGACGCACCCGCATCTTTCAGCGCGAGCGTGGCCCGCACAGCGGCGTTCAAACGGTACAGCTTGATTTCGCCCGCGCCGGGCAGTTCCGGGCTTGGGTCGTACATCAGTTCGATGCAGGACAGCATGTTGCCGCCCCGGAGCATCGTCCGCGCCGTCACCGGATCATTGATCGTCGTCACGACCTTGGGCACACCCCCCATCGCCGTCCCAAGAATTCCGATGGTGTTCTGCGGACCGGGACGGTTCGGCACAAACGAGTCCGCCTTGACCACGCCATACGCGCCCGGCTTGAGGATTTGCCTGCCTTCAAAATAGATACCCTTGAACACGGTGCTCATCGCTCGTTCCTCCTTTTCATCATTCGGTCATCCGAGTCGTTACGCCGGGTGGTGGCAAAACTGCGCGTAGTCGCGCTCCCAGGCCGAGCGTGGCCGCTTCATCACTTCAGATTGGCGTAGACACTGTGACCGGAACCCTGCCAGCATGGTCCGGTTGCGCGTGCTCGTGGCCGCAAACTCGCCGAAGCTGATATTGGGTTCCGCCTCCGGTTGCACAGGCTCGCTCTGTTTCTCAGTGACGACGGACTCTTTCGCCATGATCGTGTCCTTTCTTACAGACTGGTCGCCGTCAGGGACGGCTCATGCACATCAATCTCGGCCAGTGGCGCCGTGGCCGCCACGACCACGCACGTGGGCAGCGTATAGGACAGGGTGAAGACCCCGAAAAACATGGGCATATCGTAGGACTCGAAATCCTCCATGTAGGCTCCCGTCAGCGACGGATTGATGACGCCGTAGGCTCCCAAGGTCGGACGGCCCGCCGTGAGCGCCGCTTTGATCGCCCGATAGAGCGACCGGCGGACCTCCGGGTTATCTCCCGCCCAGCCGATGATCTTGAGATTTTGCGACGAGAGATAGCCCCGACGGGTCACGATGCCGCCCGTCTGTCCAGCCGACCCCACGCGATCACCGAGGCCAAAATTATTGGTGGCGTCCTGTTCAAGGTGGAGTGACACCACAGGAAACGCGATGTTGTCGAGCAGGGGCGGGCCGTCCGTCACCGGAATCGTTGTCACCTCCGTTTTGACCCGCAGCGCCCCTTGCGCGATAGTCCGCGCCAGATAACTCGGCAGATAGTCCATGAGGACGCCAATCACGTCCACTTCCTCGAACGTCGCGGCATCCGGGACCACGGCCTTGCCGCTGATCTTTGCGGAGAGGTCCGTTTCCGGGAGATTCGCCGCGTAGATGGCGTAGTAGTAGGTCGTGGCCCAGGCCAAGCCGACCGTATCCATGACCCAACGGTACCGCGTCTCGCCCGTGACCGGATATGGATTGATGATGGCCCGGAACTCGTCATTGGGCCAGCCAGGACCGGTATAGACGAGTGTGGCACCCGGATCAGTCGGACCGGCAATGTTGTTCGTCAGCTTCCGCAGGATAATGACGTGATCGTAGGCCGCATCGGTCGGATTCAGCCAGTCCACGCGGACTCCGCCCCCGAAGGTGATGGGTGTCACTTGGAACGCACCGACGGGATTCATGCCGTTCCTCCGCTGCGGCCCACCCATGCCAGCGCATCCGATTGGAGTGCGGCATGAAAGTATTCTCCGTCTCCGGCTAATCCCTGGAGGATGCGGACCGTATCCTGCACGAGGTGTTGCGCCGGATAGCCTGGTACTCGCCAGCCTCCCGGCTCTTTCTCCGACAGCGTGCGGATCGTGAGATACCCACGATGCCGAGGCTCACCGACCCGCATGAGCCCCACAAGGTTGCGACCTTCAACACTCCCAGGGTTCTTGACGAGACCGGTCAATTCCGCCGCCCGGAGACGGCCAGGACGGGCGCTGTACCGCCAGCGCGACGTGGTCGTGCCAGCGACGTTCACGGACGGCTCCTCATAGGAGCCCACCCGCAAGGAGGGCCGACGATGGCGCATCGCTCGAAGCACCGCGCCGGGGAGCACATTCGATTTCGATTGGAACCGCTGACCGCCCGGCCCACCTGGTCCCGTCGTGGCCCACCGAAACGGGATGGACAGATACCGATGCCCGGCCTTGGACCGCTTGGCTTTCGGGGCATAGGAGAGGACGTTATGGAGGTTCATCGCCGCACTGCCATCCTCTATCGGCGCGGCCTGCGGATTGTGGCTGTACACCTCCACCGAGGCGGCTCCTGGAGTAATCGCAACCGGCGAGACGCGCAGACTGTCCACGTAGGCGGTGCGATTGAGTTGCACCATGCGGTCCCCTGGTCCGGTCCCCAACCGTAGCGGTCGCCCCTCGGTCCCCGGCACCGCTGCAATCTTCTGCGCCCAAATGTCCTGCCCTTGCTCGGCCAAGTGTTGCAGCGCCCCCAAGACGTGCGGAAACACGGTCCCGATGTCCTGGGTCTTGAGCGCCGTCACCATCTGCCCGAACAACGGGTCCGGCACGATGGTCAGCGGAATGTTGACCGAGACAAGAAATCGCGGCATTACGCCCCCACTGATTGCCGGAAGAGTTCCATGAGCCGTAAATGCACGCGCCGGGGCAAGGCCAACCCGCCGTCATGCGGACGGTCCTGGACGAAATCCTTAAAGACGAAATACTCCGGGCGGGCCACGTACATCACGGCGTACTGCGTCCCGACCGGCAGGGTGCCCGTGAGCCACGTGACGGTGTGCCCGTCCAGGCGATAATCCACGTCCGGCGTGAACGTGACTTCCGCCGCGCCGATCACCGCCCACACCTGCACGATCTTCTCCACCTGCCGGTACTTCAGCGTATCCGCCGACCCTCGCGTGAGCAGATTGGTCCATCGGTAGGACGCCTGCGTGAGCGTGATCCGGTCATATTCCCCCGCGCCGTAGGCAGCGGAATCAGACGGAATCGTACAGACCGCATCGCCCTTTTCCCACTCCGCAAACATGGCGAACTGCCTGGTCCCGTTCATGCCAGACACCCCGACCACCGTGTCGATGGGCGGCTCCCAGGTGTAGCCCTCCCCGCCGCACACCACGCAGGCCACGTTACTGCCGCCGGTCCGCTTGGTCCGGCAGGGACAGAGCTTCGCCCGTTCCCATGTCGCCGCCGAACCGCGCCCGCCCAGGAAGCGGTTGAATCCGTCCACCGAGAAATGCACGCCCGTCGCCTGCTGCATCAGACCACCACCATCCGCACGCCCTTAATATGATCCCTATAGGTCGTGACGAACCGAGCGTCATCCTCACGGAGCTTGCTCAGATCAGTGCTGATGGACTGACTCAGGCCGTCCGCCGAGTTGCTGAACGACTGAGGGATGAATCCATCGGCCAGAATTTCCAACAGCGCCCGACGCTTGATCGCCTCCAGAAGGTCGGTATGATTCGCCGCGAGTTCCCCTGCCTGAAATCCCGCCGTGTAATTGATGAGGACCGATTGCGGAACACCTCTCCCACCGGAAAATATCGAGAGGATATAGGCCGAAAAGCTGGCGTAGACGGCGACCTTGTCCGGGACCAAGCGCACGATCCCGAAATTCTTGTCCAGTCTGATCCAGGTCGTTGGTACAGTGAAAACCCGGCTGTCCGCGTTTGGATACGCGAAGACCATGGACTGCACGCTCTGCACCGGATGATGGCGCAGCTTGACCCAGCCCCACTTTTCGCCCGTGAAGAAGTCGGCGTCGTAGTCGTAACCCGGCTCTTCGACATCGTAGTCCACGCCCTTGACGACCGTCCCGTCCGGCTCACTGATGATCCGGGTCGTCTTGAGGAACAGTTGCAGGTCTCGCTCAAGACTGTCTTCGGCCTGCCGGACCTTCTCGGTCATGTAGTCCTCGTCGAACCCGCCGGCCGGCTGCACCGACGCGATCAAGCCAAAGAGCCGCGATCCCGCGAGGGCTGCCGGGTCAATGCCTGATTTAGTAGTCATCTACTCAGATTCAGAGCGGGTCCACGGCAGGCGCACTCACCACCACCGCTGACCCGACACTCGGCGCACCGGAGGCCGCAGCTCCGGCAGTCACGCCGCTATGCGTGTGCGCATTGTAGTTTGCAATCAGGGTGGTGAGGTCATCTTTGAGTTCGTTGACCAGGGTGGTCAGGGCCACGATCTTGTCGCCCAGCTTGACCCGCCGGGCCGTCGGATTCATCTGATTGGTGCGCGTCTGATTCGCTGATGCCATGGTGTCCTCCTAGTGGTTGTAGGCCGCGTCGCTGACGATCAGATCAGGCTACGTTACTGCCCGCCATCCGCTTTGGCAGCAGGAGCCTTGCCCTTCTTCGTCTCCTCGCGCTTGGGGTCGTCGTAGAGCGCATAGCCGGGCACGGCGAGAAACGCTCGGGCCTCCTCGTCGCTCATCTCCTCCGACACCATGCCCCCCTCGACCGAGGCAAACGTCTTGCCGTTAATATCCGTGGACGCATTCGGTAACGTACAGATCACTCGCATGATCGAATCCTCCTTGTCTCCCTACACGACCAGGATGGACGGGATAGCCCGTCCCATCCTGGTCACCGTGTCTTCCCTCCGTCTGCCCCCGTCCTCGCTTACGCGAAGGGGTTCCATGATCCCGCCGCTTTCGACGGCAGGATGTTCTTGATGAGCACGTGCTGCCGCGCCTTCGTGACGCGCAGATACCCGAAGAGCAACTGTGCCCACGGGTCCGTGGCCTGCATGGTCGGATAGAGTTGGAAGCGCGTCATCGGCAACAACTGCCTCCAGGAGATCGCCTCCATCGCGGGCGACATATTGAGCACGAAGGCGCTGGATGTGCCGGGGATGAGCCGATTCTCGTCCACGAAGGTCGTAGAGGCCCCCGTGCGAGCGATGCGCGTCATCAAGCGGAAATCAGCGGCCCCGTTCGTGCCGTTCATGCGGCTGCGATAGATTGCATAGCCGCTCTCGTCCTGTGCTCCAGACGCGCCGATGGTCAGCGTGCATTTCTGTCCGGCAGCCATGGCCTGCTGTGCCGAAATCCTGAGATCGGACTCGCCCAGTGCGTTGATGCCTGCCACTGCCCAGTAGTAGTTACCTGCATGAGCCGCGCCGAACTTGCTGGTGGCAACGGCGGCCACCGCCAACGACACCGTGGCCGGTCTCGTCGGATTGCTCGTCGTGTTCGTGATCGGGCTCTCGCCCGCCGCCGGCATCTTGCTCTCTTCTACGAAAATATCAGGGTGGGTCTTGATGTCGCCGTAGCTGGTGCGAATGCCGTTGACCGGAGCCCCCAACTTCATTCCGCCATCAGGCACCGTCGTCATGGGCACACGGAAGGCCGGATCAAGGAACCGATCCAGGTCCGACTGGCACAGCACCGACATATAGATGTCGGTCGGGATGCCAAAGTTCCCGCGCTTGCGGATCACCCCGGCGGCGTCCAAAATGGACTCGAAGCCGTTCGCCGTGTCGAAGCCAGCCCCGGCCATATCAATCACATGGTCGGCATCCGCCACGTCCGTAATCACCTTGGTCAGCCCGTCGTATTCTTCCGCGATCACAGTGGAGTCGCCATAAAAGCAGGCCCATTCCGCCGAGGTCAAAAGTTCCAACGTCCCGTTGACTTCTTCTTCGGCTTTGGCGGAGACCACAGTCTGCTGCACGTTCTGGACGAATGACACTTCGCGCCGGGTCATGAGGTACTTGACCAGCGCCACACGACGATTGTACGTGCCAGACGCAGACTGAATGGTGCCCAACTCAGAGTTGAACGCCCCCCC